CAACTTTTGAAGAGTGTGTATGAAGAAGAGTTTCAACGGGCCTCTGACGAGGACGAGGATCGTGTTCCTCTTAAACTTCAACCAAGCATTCAGTATTTAAGGGTGTGACATGGCCTATGCCTCAGACAAGAATGCGTATGGGATTTCAGACCGCTCTGGCTTTCGCTATAGACTAAGAGATATGCGAAAAGAGTGGACAGGGGCGCTTGTTGGCAATGACGAGTTTGATCCAAAGCACCCTCAGTTGTTTCCTCCCAAGGTAGGGGCTGATCCCCAAGCTTTGAGAAACCCCCGACCCGAGGGCGGTTTAGAGGCTCAAAGAAACATTCAGTACGGCTTTAGACCTGTTGGCTTTCACGGGGACGAGGCGTTGACTCCTAACAGATTGAAATCTACAGGGGAGGTCGGAGAGGTTACGGTGGTCACGTCATGAGCTTTACATTTGCGCAGTTAAAAACAGCGTTGCAGGATTATACTGAGAACACAGAGACTTCTTTTGTAGCTAATCTTCCTTTGTTTATACGAGTTGCGGAAGAACGGATTCTAAAGTCGGTTCAGTTAAACTTGTTTCGAAGAAACGTTTCGGGCAACATGTCAGTCGGCAATAAATTCCTTGCGGCCCCGTCTGACTTTCTTGCTCCTTATTCTTTGAGCTATACCAGTGGTTCTGAGCAAGTGTTTTTAGAGTTCAAGGACGTTAGTTTTATTCAAACATACAACCCAGACCCTACTGTTACAGGGTTGCCGAAGTATTATGCTTCGTTTGATGTCAGCAATTTTATCTTGGCTCCTACGCCGAATGCTTCTCTTGCTGCGGAACTTCATTACTTGTATCGGCCTGTAAGTCTGACCGCAGGAGCGGAAAGCGGCACAACATGGTTGAGTGAAAATGCAGAGTTAAGCTTACTGTATGGATCGTTGATAGAGGCGTATATTTTCATGAAGGGTGAGCCGGACGTTATGGCAATCTATGATAAGCGTTATCAAGAATCTTTGGTTGGTCTGAAACTTTTGGGAGAGGCTAAAGAAACTACGCAGGACTATCGTGTTGGTCGGATTATAAGGCCTAAACAATGAACAACATGTCCTTTGGAGAATTTAAGGTTGAGGTTCAAACCACCAATAATCGTGGTTTTACTCCCGAAGAGGTGGCGCACCGATGCGTAGGTAAGATCGTTGCCTTTTCCGAAGACGCTCACCCTACGTTGCGAGATCAGGCTATTGCCTATCGTGACAGCATAGAGAAGCTACTGGTTATCTATATGAAACAGGCTATCCAAAGTGACCGTACTACGGTATATAATGCGATTAAAGAAGCGGGTCATCCAACGTTGGCTGAATATATAAGGAAAATGTAATGGCGTTTAACGGAAATTTCCTGTGTACTTCGTTCAAAAAAGAATTGATGACGGCTACACATAACTTTACTGTGGCAAGCAATGTTTTTAAACTGGCGCTTTATACTAACAGCGCGACTTTTAATGCTGCGACTACGGCCTATAGCAGTAGCAATGAGATTACTGGCACGAACTACACTGCGAAAGGCAACTTCTTAACAAGCGTAACGCCGACCACTAGCGGTACAACGGCGCTTACAGACTTTGCTGACGAGGTGTTTTCCAACGTGACAATCTCTTCTGTAAGAGGCGCGTTAATTTACAATGAGGCTGCAACGAGTGATCCATCAGTATGTGTGTTGGATTTTGGAGCGGATAAGGGCGCAAGCGCGGGGGACTTTACTATTGTTTTTCCTACCGCTGACGCAAGCAACGCGATTATACGGATAGCATAACATGGCAATATCGTTAGGTAATCGTGCAAAAATGTCCACCAGTACCACGGGTACTGGAACGATTAGCTTGGGCAGCGCACTTTCGGGCTACCAATCCTTTGAAAGTGCGGGGATTACCAACGGTCAAACGATAAGGTACGCGATAGAGGACGGGACTGCTTTTGAAATAGGCAGCGGTACTTATACGTCTAGCGGCACTACGCTTACGCGGTCTGTTACGGAAAGCTCCAACTCTGACAACGCTATTACGCTTAGTGGCAACGCGGAGGTGTTTGTTACAGCGACTGTCGCTGACTTGTTTATTAACGATGGCGCGTCAACTCTGACAACCACGGGCGTCATTACGGGTGGCACGGTAGAGGCAACCAGCGATACAGCGGCGGGTGACAATGCCGCTATGGGCTTCACCAGTGCCGAAGGTTTAATCCTGACAGGCCAAGGCAGCACTAATGACGTAACCATCAAAAACGATGCCGATGCCATTGCTATGCGTATTCCTACGGGAACAACGGGAGTAACCTTTGCTTCTACTATTGCCGTTAATAACGTGGATATTGCAACAGGTGCTATTAGTCTAAAGAACAGTGGGGCGCAGTCTTATATCCGGTTTTATTGTGAGTCGAACAACGCTCACTATGCACAACTACAGGCCCCCGCCCACGGATTGTTTAGCGGAAATGTAACGCTAACACTTCCCGCTACTACAGACACTGTTGCGGGTATTGCCGCAACGCAGACGTTAACCAACAAGACGCTTACTACTCCCGTACTGACTACTCCGATTGCTAACGCTGGTATCCAGCTTAAAAACGGGTCCACGTCAGCAGGATTTCTTGAATTTTTTGAAGACAGTGATAACGGCACAAACAAGGTCACTCTTATTGGCCCCGCTTCTACTGCTGACGTAACAATAACGCTACCAGCGGCGGCTGATACTCTTGTTGGCAAGGCCACCACTGACACTCTGACTAATAAAACGCTGACTACTCCTGTTGTAAATGCGGGTGTACATTTAAAGAACGGAGCGACTTCGGCGGGGTTCCTTCAGTTCTTTGAAGATTCGGACAACGGCACTAACAAGGTGACATTGATTGGCCCCGCTTCTACAGCGGACATTACGTTGACGTTACCTGCAACTGCGGGAACTATAGCAACAACTGTGTCGGCGGCAGACGAGGCTACGGCGCTGGCGATTGCCCTTGGATAATAGGATAACAAATGGCTAATACATTTAAGGTAATAACAAGAAGTGCGGCACCCGCCAGTTCAGGAACACCTGAGACGCTGTATACGGTGCAAACTGGTAGCACGGTAATTGTTCTTGGACTGACCTTGGCTAACATCCACACTGCGCAGGTTACTGCCAGCGTTACGCTGGTCAGTACCACAACGCAGACCAGTCAGACGCAAAACACCACGGCCTTTATTGTAAAAGACGCTCCGATACCCATTGGGTCAACGCTCAGTGTTCTTGACGGCAAGATTAACCTGAACGTAGGTGACATTATTAAGATTGACTGTTCTGTTGCGGACAAGGTTTCTGTTACGATGAGCTACATGGAGATCACCTAATGGCTGGCTACATTGGTAAAAAGGCTGCGTTAACGGTTGGGATTGCCGCGACTGTTGACGAGCTAAATTACAACGACACGGGGTCCGCTGTTGGCATTGTTGTGGCGAGTAAGACCGTAACTGTGGATGCCAATAAGGATGTTGCTAGTTTCCGTAATATAACTTTAACAGGAGAGTTGGACGCTGCAACACTGGATATATCTGGGGCAGGCGATGTTGCCGGAGCTTTAACAAACAACTCTGTTGCAGTAAAAGTTGCTGGCAAAGAAACTATTTGGATAGCCGCTAGTGCTATGCAGCCCACTACAACTAACGGCTGTTCTTCATTGACCACAGTTGAAACAACCTCTGGTCGGCCAGATATGGTTGTCTTAGATTTTGATAAAGACAGCGATGAGTTTGCACAATTTACGGTGGCTTTTCCTAAATCTTGGAATGAGGGAACAGTAACTTATCAGTTCTTTTGGTCAGGTATCGCGGCTACTACAGGGGTTAGTCTGACTTTGCAGGGCGTTGCTACAGGAGATAACGACACCATAGACGTTGCTTATGGAACGTCTGTTTTGGTTAATGATGACGCACAAGGCGCGGTTGAAGAAATGTTGGTTTCTGCTGAAAGTGGGGCGATAACTATTGCAGGTTCCCCCGCAGTAGATCAGGTGTGTTATTTTAGGATAGGCCGCGATGTTTCTGACAGCGGTGATGATATGGCAGGAGATTGTAGGCTGCATGGCATAAAGTTGTTCTTTACCACTGACGCAAAGAATGATTCATAATGACGGGTTTCGGGTATAATATAAACACGTTGGGGGCTTATCCAAACAGGGGTCCAAAATTTTACACGGCTACTGGTGGAACTGTCACAACAGACGGAAACTATAAAGTTCACAGTTTTACCAGCAGCGGGACTTTTTCAGTTTCAGAGGTGCCTGCTGACCCATCTAGTGCAGAACTTGATTATTTAATCCTTGCGGGTGGGGCTTCTGGTGGTGCAAACTCAGGCTCTGGTGGTGGTGCTGGTGGGCGATTATATCTTGAAAACTATACAGGTATAACAAGCACAGGTAATATTACAGTGACCGTTGGTGCGGGTGGTGCTGGAATGTCATGGGGAGTGCCTTATGGTAGAGGGAACAACGGAGCAAATAGTGTTTTTAATTCCATCACTGCAACAGGCGGCGGTGCAGGTTCTGGGAATTACGGTTCTGGCCCATATAGTTATCAAGGCGGGAATGATGGCGGCTCTGGCGGTGGCGGCGGTGGTGAAGGAATTGATGGACAAGGCCATGATGGTGGGACAGGTACAAACGGTCAAGGTGGTGGTGGTGCTGGTGGCGCAGCATCTGGCAGCAATGGCGGTGCGGGTGTTGCGGATAGCATAACAGGCAGTAGTGTGACACGGGCTGAAGGCGGGTCTTCAAATGATTCTGCTGGTGGGGCAAATACAGGTACTGGCGGTGGACGTAAAGATGAATCTAACACAAATGGTGGTGGCTCAGGCATCGTTATCATACGATATAAGTTTCAGTAGGTAGACATGGCACATTATGCAAAAATAGTAGACGGTGTAGTAACCAACGTCATTGTTGTGGAGCAAGACTTTATTGACACTCAGGTAGGCACTTGGGTTCAGACCAGCTACAATACGCACGGTGGTCAGCATACGCTAGGCAACACGCCTCTGCGTAAAAACTATGCTGGCATTGGTTATACATATGACAGTACCCGTGATGCTTTTTATACACCAAAACCTTATTCAAGCTGGACACTAAACGAAACAACATGTCAGTGGGAAGCACCTGTTGCCTACCCCGACGATGACAAAAACTACGCTTGGAACGAAGATACAACAAGTTGGACAGAGGTGACTGATGCCCCGATACCATAACATAAACGGCGAAATGGTGCAGTTTACTGCTGATGAAGAAACTGCCCGTGATGCAGAAGAAGCGGCATGGGCTGCGGGTGCTGACACCCGCGCTGCAACGTCTGCGCGTGAAGAGCGCGATAAAGTGTTGGCAGAAACGGATTGGATGGGTAATAGTGATGTTACCATGTCCAGCGCGTGGACAACGTATCGACAGTCACTTAGGGACGTACCAACGCAGTCAGGGTTTCCAAACTCGATTACGTGGCCTACGAAGCCTAGCTAGAGGATAAGTTATGACTAGAGCCAGAGATATAGCTAATGTAACTGTTACCCCCACGTTTCCTGACGGCAGCATAAACATTGCCGATCTAAACATAGACGGTGGCACAGACATTGGTGCAGC